GAATGTTAAGGTTAGTAGTATTAACAATATTGACGATACTACATTTTACGATATCGGAATAGATGCACCGTACTTATATTATGATGCAGACGGAGTATTACATCATAATACAATTACTACAGCAACACTATCACATATAACTGAGCCCTATGGACGTAGTCTTGTAATTGTGCCTAACAAGAGCCTAGTAGAGCAAACTGAAGAAGACTATATCAACTGTGGATTAGACGTAGGGGTGTATTTTGGAGACAGAAAGCAACTAGGTAAGACTCACACAATATGCACTTGGCAGAGCTTGAACATTCTAGACAAAAAGCACAAGGACGGAAGCGCAGTGTTATCACTTGCAGAGTTCTTAGATGGTGTAAGCACTGTTATTGTTGACGAAGTACACATCGCGAAAGCAGAGGTTCTTAAAAACTTGCTTACTCGAAACCTACGTAATGCCCCCATCCGCTGGGGTCTAACTGGTACAGTGCCTAGAGAAAAGTTTGAGTTTGAAAGCATTCATGCAAGCTTAGGTCCAGTGATCGGTAGTATTAGTGCAAAGTCATTGCAAGACAAGGGTGTACTATCACAATGTCATGTTAACGTAGTACAACTAATTGATACTGTAGCACACAGCAATTATCAAGAAGAATTAAAGTACCTAACGTCAAATCAAGCAAGAATTGAATACATTGGCAAGATGATGAACACTGTGTCGCAAACAGGCAACACGCTTATACTTGTAGACAGAATTAGTGCAGGTCAAGAACTTGCTAAACTAATTCCCAACAGCACATTTATTAGCGGTGCTGTTAAAGTAAAAGACAGGAAAGAAACTTATGACACGATTCGTGAAGGGACTAATGAGGTCATTATCGCAACCTACGGGGTCGCCGCTGTTGGACTTAATATACCGCGGATCTTTAATCTTGTTCTTCTTGAACCTGGTAAGTCTTTTGTTCGTGTTATTCAAAGCATTGGTCGGGGCGTAAGAAAGGCAAAAGACAAAGACTTCGTACAAATATGGGACTTGACATCGACATGCAAGTTTGCGAAGCGACACTTAACTCAGCGTAAGAAATTTTACGCCGAAGCTGAATATCCTTATACAATTGAGAAAGTGGACTGGAATTAAATTATGAGAATATTAACGTTAGACAACGAGTGCTTTAATTTAGACGACTTGCCGGAACAAATTGAAGACGATGTACGCTTCAGTGTATTAGATAATAGTGATCCTAAAAATCCTGACTTCTTTTATGTTCCGCTTATTTTTCTAGAAAGCTTTAACGCACCTGCAATGGTATTAGATATAGGCGGCCATGAAGTTACTATGCCGGTTGATTGGAGTATTGCTGTAGGGTGTAGTGAAAGCGGTATGGATTTAGAAGTGCTACCATTAACAAGTATTAACGATAGAGGGTTTGAAGCATTCTTGTTTAATCCTCTAAAAAGCTTTAAGACAGACTTTGCAGAAATTAAAATTGTAAATTTCTATACAGATGTTAAATGGTATTTTCCTAAAATGAAAAATGGACAACTACTAAGTGTTCCAATTAAAGAAGGAAAAAATCCGTTGTGTGCATTTTTTGTTAAAGATATTAGCAGGCAATGCGAAGTAATAGAATATGGGTTATTGATGTAAGGAACATTAAATGGCTAAGATGATCCCTGGTGAAGCATTGATATATGAGCGGAACGACAACGTTGTGTACGCTCGTTATCGAGATGCTCCTCATAATAAAATCCCACGTTGGATCATCGGCGGAGACCCTGCTGGCGTTGCAAGAGAACAGGGCGATCTATTATGTTATCAAGAATGGCAAGAGCTGTGCGAACTAAGCCTAACATATCCAACTATAAAAAAACTATTAGATAAGTTGGTAGTAACTTATTACACAGTAAAAGAATTTGACAAATCTAAATGAGTAGTGTACAATATAAACATGAGCGATAAACTTGAAATAAAAGAAATCCTGTCATGGATTGATAACGGTAACCGTAGTATCTGGAATGATCTAGAAGATGATCATAAGAAACAAATTAGTTTCTGGTTGTTAAACAGATATGTAAGTGCTGTACAAGGTAATAGAGAAGCACAAGAGCTTGCTGTGTTTAAGACTAATGAAAACTATAATAAGTATTTTAATGACATTGGTGTAGGCAAAGACAAAGGACATCAAAAGTTAATGTGGCAATTGCTTTGTATGAGTGGCAACACTGGAAAGGCAGAATATCATCCTTGGGTTGGCTTCAAGAAGCGCGACGGTAGCACAGGTGCTGCAATTAAATTGTTAGAACAAATTTATCCTAACCTAAAGAACGATGAGGTTGAATTACTTGCTAGAATATCTACAAAAAAAGAACTTAAACAACTTGCAGAAGAGCACGACATTGCAACTAAACTCTAAACCATATGTGTGTGAATATTGCGGAAGTGGATACGTCCGCGAGAGCACACTTATGGCTCACGTATGTGAAAAGAAACGTAGGGCGTTGCAAAAGGATGAGCGCAGTGTACGTTTAGGATTTTATGCATTTAATCAATTTTATAAACTAAGTGCAGGCTCTAAGAAGGACAAAACATATGAAGAGTTTTGTAAAAGCAGTTACTATAATGCATTTGTAAAGTTTGGCAGCTTTGTATCAAATGTAAAGCCGCTGTATCCTGAGAAATATGTCAACTATGTTGTAACTAGTGGAGTCAAATTAGATCACTGGTGCAAAGAAGAAATGTATGAAACATATGCAACTGATCTTATTAAAAAAGAAGGTGTCGAGACTGCGCTAGAACGTAGTGTTGAAACTATGCTAGAGTGGGCACAAGAAAATAACAGCGTATGGAATCATTACTTCTTATATGCTTCACCTAACAGAGCAGTATGGCATATTAAAGATGGCAAGATTAGTCCGTGGCTCATACTTAACTGTAAGAGCGGAAAAGACATGCTAAGTAAATTTAACGATGAACAATTGGCTATGATCTATCATATTGTAGATCCTGCACATTGGGCTGTAAGATTTAAACGACAAACATCAGACGTACAACTTGTTAAAGATGTTGCAAAGGAAAGTAAACTATGAACTTAATTAAATATCCAAATGAAATTTTAGCACGTGAAGTTAAAACTGTTGACTTAGAAAATCCAGGGTTTGATCCTGTAGAACTCAAAAAAGAAATGGTTGAGTTTATGATTGCAAACAATGGTATTGGACTTAGTGCTAATCAAATTGGTCTAGATGCAAAAGTATTTGTTATGGGAGACAGTGCTGAAAATTCAACTATGTGTATTAATCCTACAGTACTACAGTATACTGAAGATACGCAAGATGATGTTGAAGGATGTTTAAGTTTTCCAAACGTGTTTGTTAAGATTAAACGCCCTAAGGAAATACTTGCACAATACTGGGATGAAAATCTAAAAGAATGCGCAGTAAAGATTAGCGGCTACAGTGCCAAGTGTTATCTGCACGAAATGGATCACTTGTTAGGTATTACATTTAAAGATCGTGCAAGCGCACTTAAATGGAACATGGCTACTAAGAAAGCCCGCAAATTTGAAAAGGCATCTTCATAAGTGGATATTGACATAGACTTTGCTGACAGAACAATTGTGCTTGCACAACTCAAGCACCGTGTTGCTAAACTTGACTCAGACAAGAAGCATAACACAGGAGTCTATGCAACTGAAATTCCACACAACCCTGTAGACAACTTAGCCACCGTTGACTACAAGACTGCTGAAGAACGTGGCTACTTTAAACTAGACTTTCTAAACGTCAGCATCTATAAAGATGTTAGAGACGAAACACATTTAACAGAATTAATGGAGAAGGAACCACTATGGCAACTATTGGAGCACGAGGACTTCAGCGAAAAAGTATTTCATCTGAACGGGCACAGCGCACTATTAACGCAATTGAAACCTACATCGGTCAGTCAATTGGCAGCGACACTAGCGATCATTCGTCCGGCCAAGAGACATCTAGCGAACGAAAGCTGGGGGAAGATAATGCAGGAAGTTTGGACTAAGCCAACCAACGGTGAGTATTACTTTAAGAAGGCCCACGGTATTGCCTACGCAGCAGCTTGTGTTGTACACATGAACTTGCTATGTGAGCAGTTTTCTACTTAGGTTTACGAACTAGTTGAACGCTTTTGCGTTTAATGCGTTTGATAGATAAATTACTTAAATTAACACATGGCCCTATGGTTACTTTAACATCTTTACTATTCATTGTTATTATACAATATCTAAACATTTCTATTTCATTTCTAAGAAATATGTTAATGGGGATTAGTCTATTTGATTCCCACCACCAAGCATCGCCAAGTTCTAAAAATAGTCGCTGTTCAGCTTCTGTTTTAATATTAGTGTAGATATACATACTAGTTACTGTAATATCTTGATTGATAATAATGCCGATGTATTCGTTACTACCGTATGTTACTACGCTAAGGAAGGGGAAATTTTCTTGTATATCTTTTGTTAACATGCGATTCCGATAAATATTAGTATGCAATTAGTACCTAGATATTTAGTCAACAACACAACCACAGTCATAGCAGATATGACTGGATTCATTACGGAGTATAGACCTGTGTATAGCAAACAACTACAAGTATATAAAGGCATTGATAATGTCTTAGATTTTAGACTGTTAAACGCAGATCAAAAGCCAGTTGATATCACTAGCTACACTCCGAAGTTTGTAGCGTTTGACGAAAATAATAATATGGTGTTAGAAAAGGATGCTACGATACTAGATGACGGATCAACTGTTACTAGAGGCAAGTTTAATGTTACAATTACAGAAAATGAATTATTAAATATTAAACAGCAATACCTAAGCTATAATATCTATCTAGTAGAAACAGATGGTGACAAAGTACTTACGTACTCACAGCCTAACTTTGGCAATGATGCTGTCATTTATGTTAATGCAAGGACATTCCCAGGACCGTTAGTATCCTATTCAGTTACTGCCTTTGAAAAAGAAGCAGTCGGAGTTGAAACATGGTACAGCGAAACAGTTAATGCTCAACCTGCTATTAATGGTAACGAAGCACTTCATACCGCAGCAGTGTATACTAATGAATACACCGGCGATGTAGTTGTACAAGCTACACTAGATAATCAAGTTACAGAAAGCACACAGTGGGCTGACATAGCAACATTATCCTTTGTTGGCACAGAAATTACTCCGGTTCCTGTTAACTTTAACGGAGTGTTTAGTTTCTTACGCTTTAAAACAGATGCAGACCCTGCAGACACAATCACAAAAATACTTGTCAGAAACTGATTGACAAACTACAATACTCTGCTATAATAGTAGTATGAGTATTGTATCCGACATCATAACAGCATACCTGCCTAAACTGTATAATACTATTAGAAATAACAAGCCGTCAAAAGATGGATGGCAAGTGCGGATAATTGAGGATTAAATGTCAATAGTTTCGGATGTATTAATTGCATATTATACACAAGGTAGTAAAGTA